TCCCACGGCCGCCAGGTGTCTTCAGTCATTGCACCTCTCTCGTCCAAATTTTCCATTTCTTCAATGGCTAAGGCAGACGCGCTTGGCGCATTCCCGGAATTATCCCGTGCATACTTTGCTCTTATATGGTTGTTATTTAATGTAGTCTCCACTAAAAAACGTGTCGCCTCTATAATCTCTGTCAAACTCCCGCCGCTGTTGGTTACACCAAAGTTTGCGCCTTCAGGCAAATAAAGTATTTTATCCGTACCTATCGAAATACGGCTCGCGTCATCAATGCCTGAAACAAACTTTATCCCCATTGCGCCGTACTTGATGGCGATACTCAGCTCCAAAAGCGCTATATTCACCGCTAAATCAGTCTGAGCCACATCAATAGCGTTGCCAACATCGAAATCACGGATCGGAGGATAGCGGTGAGTAAACGTAACAGGCAAAACACCGTATGGATTGATATCCTGCTCGTTCATAGAGACAATTTTAGAATTCTCATCAATTAAATAGTGCCTCCCCGGCTGACCGGCACGCTCTTCAGTCCAGACTGCGTGCATGGGAAAGTTTATTCTGGCATTGCCTTGGAACTCTATTGGGAAACATACTCCAACAGGCTTATCTCTCGCGTCACCAGCTAAAAATAACGGCTCAAAGTGAGATAAGATCTCATATTCCACCTTTTTCGTAGTCTCGTTCCACTTTGAGCGGAAAGCCATGGTCCCAAGAAGAAATGTCAAACGCTCCAGTAATCTGCGCTGCGCATTCAGGCTGTGAACCGTGATTGATTCCAAATAACTGTCTGATACTCGGAGTCGGGGCGGCTTCTTGTACGTCATTGCTCTTAGACTGCAAACTCTTTTGGTCAAGTTGTTTACTGGTGTCACCGTCTGACGCAGAGTCTCGTTTCCGAAGTACTTAGCTACATAGGTATCAATATTGATTCCTTCATAGAAATCCATTAGATAATCACGCTCACGAGTACGCTGGTTCTCGATATAGCGCAATTTCTTCTTTAAAGCAGTGGTTACCGCTTCCTGTGACAAATCCGGAATAGTCAGCATTCTTCTACCTTCTGGAGAAAAAGACTACACATAGTCGATTACACCAGCCATCCTGGAACGCATTGGAAATAAATTCACCAGAGCGAAACGAAGTGCATCCGCTGCGTGATCAAAACGGCCATCTTTTAACGGCATCTCTTTTAACTGCTGCTCCTCACGATGCTCAGGATAACGGTAATTCTCGTAACTCTGGATGGATTCCACACACTTAGGAGCAACAAAAAAGTGCGGATCTCCGTTTGCGTCCTCAAACCAGCGCCTGACATGACCCACTCCGGCCACTACGTTGCGGGTAGTAGTGTCTTTCTTGTATTTCAAGAGCATATTCTGCTGTTTAAAGACATAAATATCACTCACTCCGCTCTGAATCGATACCCCAGCTCCCGCTGGATCACAGTACATACCGTTAAAAGTGTAACCCAGTGATTTGATCTTTTTTGCAAAATCTTCCGTTTTGGTGTTCTTCATTGCGACTTCGTCGATTTGAAAAACAGTTGCAAGTCCGTCGGTGTTATGCTTGACCTGGAGAATATTCGCGTGACATGCCCTGTACCCGAAATCGATACCGATATATGTGGGTAGAGACGGATCGTATCTGAGATCGTTCTTGATCTGCTGGAATCGGTTGAATGGGTAAACTTTCCCAGCAAAACTTGTAAACTCCGCCAGCACCTCCTGGCGTACAGTCTCATCCGTGAGCGTTTTGCGAAGCTCATCTAAGTCGTCCAGGAAGTACGGTGAAAGTGTGCTGGGGAATTGCCAGCTCTCCCAATCCGGATAGTCTGGGTCCGCTCCGCGGCGAAACAACTTCTCAAAATAGTTGAATCCCCTGGGAGTGGATGTGAATAATGCCCATCCTTTCCTGTCTGAAAGCGTGGGCCGTAAGTACATCTCATATGTATTCCTTGGTATTAAGGCCATTTCATCAATGATTAAGTAATCTACTCCCTCGCCATTTTATGTCTGCCCCCCAGCAATACTGCCAGGGGGCAGACTACCTATAAGCGAATCCGGAGCGTCAGCGCTCTTGACAGAGATCTCGCTGTTTAATCCGGCAATCTTTAAGTAATACAAATCTCCAGAAATCTCTTTCTTGCTGTCAATCGGCAGCTTTAATTCTGTCATCACCATGCGCTTAACTTCCCTGGCAATCTTCTGCGCTAAGTTGTAATTGGGTCCGACTATCCAGCCACGGGTGTTGGGCGTTAAAAGCCAAGGCATGATCTCGTAAGCAGCCATCCAGGATTTCCCGGATCTCCTGCCCATGCAGACAACGCGGAAACGCTTACTGGATTTGCCCTGTAACGGTCCTACACTATGAATGGCCCACTGCTGTGGTGTCGGCTGATACCCCAAGTGTTTCCAGAGATTTCTCCGGTTCACTATCTGCTTTATCACTAGTCTCGAATCCTACTTCTTTCAGTACGTTCTCCAGGTTGCCTACTAAGTCTAACTGAGATTTGTCAGTCTGCTGTAAATAATTCTTGCCAAGGAAGATCAATAGCGCCGTGTTGCCAAGCTCAAGTGCGTTCTTCCACTGTGCTTTTCGTAAAGAAAACTTCATCTCCTCGAATCCAGCTTCATACTCCGCCTTGTATTTCGCGCGGATCAATGTCTCGCCTACTTGGAAATATTTTGCTATCTCAACTATCGTGCAGCCGAATGAGGCCAGCATGCGGATCTTGTCTCTGTCTAATTCTATTGGTGTGCGTCCCATTACAAATACTCGAAAAGTTGACAGCACTTGTCCATTGCGCGTCGCCAGTATGTCTTTGCGCTGGAGGCACTGATGTCGAGTGCCAGCGCTATGGATGGGAAAGTGTGCTGGTTGGTACGCATCTTTAAAACTGTGAGTTCCCGGTCTGATAATTGGTCATATATGTGGTGCGCAGACAACTGAAGCCACCGTTGCTCCGGCGGTATTAAACCAGATTGGAAGATTGCCATCTTGATGGAGTACTCTTCCGCCTGGTCGATGGCATCTGCTAACGAGTCATCCTCAGTTATGTTCTGCCATGCTGTTGTCATATGCAACGGAAGTTATACACATGGGGTGTTCGCAAAATAGCGAAAATGTTCTAAGACGCACTAACTAGGACACCGGCCGGCAGCCTTGGTGCGTCCGGTCTGGGGATGGTATCGGTTAATCTATCCGATACCCGACCGACGTGAAACCGTGATCATGTCAAACATTGACAACAAAGCAAACTTAAACCGCCATATCATATTTGAAACCATCGCACATAATCAATCTATTTATTTACTGTTCGCTAAACTGTTGAATATGAGACATAATTACAGTAATTTCAGATAGTAAACAACTATAAAAAAGGATAGACATGAACACACAAAAATTAAATGAATACTTCCAAAACATGAGAGAAGTGTTTTCAAGTTCAGTATTGTACTCAGTACATTATTTTGATACTGAATTGAATTTTCACAATCTCGGTTTTAAAGATACTACATGGCATCAGGACCTTTGCCCATCATTCAGTATGGGAGAAGATGCGGAAAGAATGGTTAGAGTATGGCTACCGAATTCAAACAAGCATAACATTGAAAATGAAGAGTTTAACACATGCGGTTTAGATTTATATGATGAGAATAATTGTAATGGTTTGAATTTGTTTGAGACTACAGACATTAATGAAATATACAGTCTGATTAAAAGTAACCATGAATTTTTCACCAATCACATAAATAAAAAAGGATAGACACATGTTATTAGTCAGAACAAAACCACACAAACATCATGGGCAAATATTAGAATTTAATGTTATTTGCTGTTCATGTAACCGTTCAACAAATTTTAACAAATCATTCGCAGATTTGGACGGGGAACCATTTATTAGTTACTACTGTCCACCGTGCGTAGATAGTGTAAAAAAGAAACAAACCAAAAAAGGATAGACATGAAACATAAAATAACAAGGTTATTAACACCCCCACATGGAAACACAAAGACAAGCAAAGCAATCGCAGAAGGATATGCGAATTATATTCTACACTTAGCGCCGGCGGAAAGTTCCGGGCGGAATGTGTGTCCAATGTATGGAAATTGTGTTCACGTTTGCTTGAATGAATCGGGCCGGGGCCAATGGGTAATTTCCAAGGACGGGAAAATGAATCCGATCCATGCTGCAAGGATTGCAAAAACCAATTGGTTTTTTGAAAACCGGCCCGCATTCATGGAGCAATTAGACAAAGAGATTACCGCACAAAAAAAAGCAAGTTACAACAAAGGACTGAAACCAGTTTTCCGTTTAAATGGTACTTCAGATTTGCGGTGGGAAAATTTCGGGATAATACAAAAACATTCGGATGTTTTGTTTTACGATTATACCAAGATTCCAAACCGGCGCAATTTACCAAGTAACTACACATTGGTATTTTCCAGAGATGAAACAAACGAAGCAGAATGCATGCAAGCTCTTAAAAAAGGGCAGAATGTATCGGTTGTTTTCAAAGATGCACTACCGGAAACGTATCTAGGCACTCCGGTAATTAATGGGGACTTACACGACCTACGT